TCCATCACGTCGCAGATGTGGGGGTGGTTGTCTGCGAAGCCGTAGAGCAGCGCGGCGTTCTCGATTTCTTCAGCGGATTGTAGGCCGGCCAGACGCTCGCATGATACGACGTATCGCGTCTTCCTTCGCGTTTTAGTCGGCCACATGTACTTCGCGGCCTGTTCGGCGTTGGACGCGAGCAAGTACAGCCTACAGTTCTCAGTGCCTACAACTACGCTAAACCAAGCGCAATACAAAAGGTTCTGGGGATAGTGGTTGTGGTTCATCTGTCTCTCCTTTCTATCCTTGTGGCAGGTGATCTGCCACGAGTTCACGCTGTAGTGGCCACCGTGCGAGATGCCAGGTGATGCTGTTCAGCTCGATGACCTCGTGTTGTGGTTTGCGCGCCAGGAAGATGAATGCTTCGCGTGCGAGCGCGACGGCCAGAGCAACGTCTTCAGCATCCAGCCGGCGGTCCGCCCGCCCGATGACCAGATGCTCACGCGGCTGATAGCTGAGCGCTAAGCCAGGGGCAATAAAGCCCTTGAGCGGACGCTCCTCGCGGAACGCCCGCTCAAGGTCGCTTATCGAGATCATGTTGCGCTTGCGCTTCGAGTCGTGGCAATGCAAACTCGACTAGCTCGCGTGTGATCTGGCTTATGCTGATGCGCCGCGCGCGCGCGAGCGCTTTGATGCGCTCCTTGTGACCCGGGCTGACGTAGCACGTCAGCATGTGCTTCTTCTCGATATGTTCTTGTTCCCAGTTCCTCATAGTGCACTGCATAATACAGTGCCGTATGCGCTTCAGATTGGGTTATCCACAGACTTATCCACAGGTTTATCCACAAACTGAGACCAAACCTTAGAGTTTCATGAGAATGCTGCGCGCCCCTTGACAGGCGGATGCGGGCGCATACAATACTGCGCAGTATCCTAGAGAAAGGAGGAGACAGATGAAGACGCGAGAAATCCTATCAGCATTCGGTTTGCAGTTGTGGCGCTCCTATGGCCGGTGGTTCGCCTGTCGGCCCACTGAAGGGCCTGCCTTCGCTGAGCATTCAGCGAAGAGCACGCGCGAACTTGTGGAGATGATCGTTCCCCCGCCGCCGGCGGCGCTTTCCCCGTCACCAGAAGCTATCGCTGCCTGGGCCGAGGAGTGTGCGGCTTCTGCGTATGGCAAGGTGAAACCCGAATCACTTGCCAAGGCCGCGTTCGCGGCATACGGACTGACCCCTAGCCAGGAGAACCTCAGCATATTCGCTGATGTGGTTCGTGCATGGAAGCGCGAATAGCAGCCGTTGCAAGCCTATCGTCCCGGCGCTCATCACGAGCGCCGGGACAAAGGAGAACAAGAGATGAACGAGATTCAGATGAATGAGACCCTAAAGGACCTTATCGAACGTGGTGTGGCAATCCGTAACCAGCGGATTACCGAAGAGAAAGCGCGAATCGCCGCGCTCAATGAGAAACTCGCTCGTGAGCGAGAAGAGCGCAAACGCGAGATTCGCGCAATTCTTTCCGCACCGCTCGACGACCTCGCGGAAGTAGATGCCGGCGTCACCCACGCATACATCTATGTCCGAAAACCCTTCCCTGGGAAGGGCAAGGTAAGGATTTATGCGTCGAAGAAGGACGACCAGTGGCATCTGCTTGAGTTCGCCGCCTACAACCCGGACGGCTATTATCTCAAGTTCCAGACGCTCGAAGAAGCCTTAGCGTTTGCAGCAGGAGCGCTGGAAATATAGTGAGAAGTGCCATGAACGAGATAACCCCTACTAATCCCGTGAACGCTAGCGCACTAGAGCGCGTCCTGATCGCCGGTGACCTTTCTGGACTAAGCGAGTCGCAGCGCATCGAGTACTATAAAGCAGTCTGCGAGTCGCTTGGCTTAAACCCACTGACGCGCCCGTTCGAGTACCTGAGGCTCAATGGCCGCTTGGTGCTGTATGCAACGCGCGCGGCTGCTGACCAGCTGCGCGCCATCCACGGCATCAGCATCTTGGACTTTCGTGTCGAGCATCGAGACGATTTGCTGACAGTGACAGTTCGTGGGCGCAACCGCGAGGGTCGAGAGGATGTAGAGATTGGAGCGGTCTCTGTGGCCGGCCTGCGCGGTGATGCGCTGGCCAACGCCGAGATGAAAGCTCTCACGAAGGCTAAGCGCAGGTTGACTCTTAGCCTGGCTGGCCTCGGCTGGTTGGACGAGTCCGAGGCTGAGACTATCCCCGGCGCTCAGCGCGTGACCGAGCCGCAGCCAGCACCAGCGCTAACAGACGAAGCGCAAGCGCTCCGCCAGCTTCTGGCGGAGCGCGCGAAGGAACTGCCCGCGGATTCCCCGCTGCGCGCTCAGGCACGCGAGGCGTGGCGGTCAGGCGATGCTGATGTGATGAGAGAAGTTCTTAGTTCCATAGAAGGAGGGAAGAAAGATGAATAGCCAGAAAGTTCAGATGCTCCGTTCGATCAATCAGATCGAGTCCACGATTCGCCCGCCAGTAAATAGCCTCTCGATGTTTATAGCTGCCCTTACAGCGATGGGCAGCGGCGAGACGATTCGGCGCGCGCTGGAGCGCCTCAGCAAGTGCACGCCGGAGCGCGAAATTCAGAGCGCCGACGAGCTGATTCACGCTCTCCACGAGATCGGGGAGGCTGACATTGCCAGCAAAATCAGCCGCCGAATCGCCGAGTTGCAGGAGGGTAAATCTGCGGACGCAGTTAACGGCCTCTACGCGCTAGTTGAGCTGCTGCCCCACGATGCCTATATGTCGTTCGGGTTCGCCGTGGAGTCAGCGCAAATTCGCTGCGGCGAGCACCCGAATCCTCAGGAGCTTCTCCGGGATATCGATTTCGACCGCGAGGGGTTTCGGTTTGGTCCGGCATGGGAGTTCTGGGACGAGCGCGCGCCGGAGGCGATCAAGACGGCACGCGCAGCGTTTGTCGCCCACTTACTCCATGCTGCCGGACTAGCTGACGAACCAGATTATCCCGAACCGCTTGCCGATTAGTTCAATCGCAGCCGGTGGCGCGTTCAGCGCCACCGGCACAACACAAAGGAGTGTTAGCGATGACAAGCATGATGCACAGAAGTGTCTATCTTATGTTGATCGCCCTTTCAGCAATGGGCGATCACCAAACTGTTTACCGCACATTGGCGGTGCTGGGTTTTAAGGCACAGCACCGCAACATTTACAGTGTTGATGCGCTCCTAAGGATCATCGAAGAAGTTGGAGAGTGGCTTCTCGCACGAAAAATCTCTCGCCGTCTCTCCGAGCTAAAAAAGGGAGAATCGGCAGATGCCGTCGCCGGTCTGTGGGCGTTAGCCCAGGCGAACGAGTATGACGTGGGATGCGCATTCGGCTGTGCTGTCAACTTTGCTGAGGCATGCTGTGGTGAGCACCCGAATCGAGTTGAGCTTTTCAACCAGATCGATTTTGATCACGAAGGATTTCGATTTGGTCCTGCCTGGGATTTTTGGGGAGATCTATCTCCCAAAGCAGTCGCGGCAGCGCGCGAGGGATTTGTAGCGCGCCTGCTCAATATAGCAGGTTTAGGCGACGAACCTGAACTAAAAGGAGGAATAAACGATGACCACGATTCTTCTCAACTCCGCGATGATGCCCGATGAGGGCCTCTATATCTTGCAGCGAGTGAGCCGCGAGTTCTTCGCAGAACTGGTCGCCGACGCCCACCGGCGCGGCGAATTGCAGAGTTATGTCGGTTACGCCGAGACCGCTCAGCACATTGAGCGGATTGCTCACGTGCCGACTCCGGTCAACCGGGCGTTTACGCAGCTGCCTGATCAGGCGTTGATCGCGGTTTGCAAACTTAAGTACCGGGTTAGCGACCCAGGCGCAAAAGGCAAGCTGCAACCCAGCGAAGACGACTACGAGTATTACGTGGCAACGTATGACCGCAATTGCCTGCGCTGGAGGATTGTGAATGATGAATCGCAGCCTTCGCAAGCTGCGTGAAGTGGTCAAATCCGCCCGGCTAGCAGATCTGCCGGTAGCCAAAGCTCTGAAGGTTCTTGCCGATATGCCTGAGGCAAGAGCCTTCAAACTCGCGCCCGACGTTCTCCGCCAGATGCTACTTGAAAGTCTCCCGGAGCGGTACGCTGTCTTTCTACTTGATCGCGCTGGTTACCGAGTGGAAATGTCGCTTGCTGACCTGGCGTACTTCGCCAGATACGATGAGATATTAGCAGAGCTGGCAGTCTCGGTAATCCTGTATCTGGATAAGGAATGATCATGTTTGCGCCCTGGTACACCCCCCGACCATCAGATCGCCTTGTAGCTCGTCTATTGACCGAGCGCAACGGCGACGGTGTGTGCGCCGTCATCATCACAGGCGCGCCTGGCGTGGGCAAGACATCGTTCGCCCGCGCCCTCGCCGAGGGCATGGGCGGGCGACTCGTGGAGTACTACGCTCACCACTGGACCTCAGATGAAGATATGTTCCTGGCGGTCGATCCAGCGCGCGTTGCCGCGATTGCCGGCGGCCACGACATGCCGCTCAGCAATACATACCGACGCGGCGCGCTTCTGCGAGCTACGCTGCTGTCGCGGCGAATGCCGGTCGTCCTGCTCCTCGACGAGTGGGACAAGTCGCCAGAACACTGCGACGCGCTGCTATTGGAGTTTCTCCAGAGCGGCACAGTACATGGCAGGCACGGCGAGCGCTGGCGCGCAAACACGCGCCAGCTGGCTGTGGTGATAACGAGCAACGGTCTGCGCGAGTTGATCGAGCCGCTCCAGCGACGGTGCTTTCGATATGAGATGCCGTACCTGCCGCCGGAAGTGGAGGCCGATGTTCTTCGCAAGGTCACTGGCGCGCCCGTCGGCGCGATCAGGTTGGTCGTGAAGGCGATGGGCCTGATTCGCGCGAATGGTCGCTCGTCGCCTTCATTGCAGGAGGGAATGATGCTTCTGCGTGGGATGGCGCTGGCGAACGGCGTGGACGACGTGCATTTGCTCGTCCGAGGGTATCTGATTAAGGATGCCCAGGATGAGGGCGCACTAAAGTCGCTGGGTAACCTTGCAGCATTGCTCTGGGGAGAGTGGAAGCGCCGTGGCTAGAAGATATATAAAGCTCAATCCCAGACGTAAGCATGCCATCTTGCAGATGATGGCAGGACGTAACCGCCTGGATGTTGTCATTGACGGTTTTACGGTGGAGTTTCATTATCTACCTGGGTGGAACGAAGTAATGGTTTACGCTCCAAGGGTCACGCCAGCGATCCAGAGTTATCTGTCGCGCATCCCTCTCGCTTCTGCTGATGACGATTTGTCATCAGCAGAAGCGAGCGTAAATGCGCTCGTGCCGAAAGACTCCTCACGTTCTCTAGCACATGATGCTAGTGAGAACGCGGATTCTTCGGTATGTGGGGATGGCGAACCCCAAGCAGAATCACAGGGTGATTCTGCTGGCGATCTCAGTGAGTCACCTGAAGTTCAGGGCGAGGATTTGTCCTCGAACGGCACAAGCCGGGACTCTGAGGCCGCCGAACAACATCCGGGTAGCGCCTCGTCATTGGGCGACGACGACGCCGAGGAGAGCGTGCCGGATGGCCAAGCGGAGTGCAATGCCTCTGCTGCGGCGTCGCACGCGGCAGAGGAAGCCACCAGCGGGGCGCTGGACAGCGATGCTGTCCAGCAACGGTGCAAATCCGTTCCGTCCGCTGGCGACGACGCGCCGGCGTCGGAAAACATCCGGCGCACTTTTATCTCTAGAGCCGAGCTGTCGCGTTTCCCTAAGTCGTCGCACGGCGGTGTGTTCGCGCAATTCTCTGATGTCGAGCTTGACCGCGCGATGATCGCTCGCGCGCGCCGCGCGTTTCGACGCATGTTCCTGGGCGGCGAGACGAAGCCAGGCCCGCGCTGGAATGCGCGCGCGATTGCAATCAAGAGCGCAGGCTATCTGCGGCAGTGGACTGCGGACGACCGCAGACGCGAGTCGGGACGACCGACCTTGCTCATCTTGCCGGATGTTTCGGGGAGCATGGGTAAGCTCGCGCGCAGTGTCGTTGCCTTTGCCGTCGCGTGCTACGGCACGCTCAGCGAGGGGGACATTGTGTGTGTGTCGCACTCGAACGCAGAGCCAGTCGAATACATGCCTGAAAGGTTGTCGGGCATGAGCTACGAGCAAATCATCAGGCAGCGTAACGTGCGCGCTATCGTAATTGCCGCTGACCACGATGGCGAGGACACGTTTTTTCGGCTCGCTCACCTCGTACCGCGCGTGTACTGGCTATCTCCATTCGGCTGCAACCAAATAGAGCGCCCGCGAATCCGCGACACGCGCAAGGTGCTGGCCGACTGGCCAGAGGACATCCAGCGGCGAGTGATATACGCCGATGGGTGTGGCGACCCAGAGAGCTGCTTGACAGCTCTGGAGATGATGATATAATCTATGTGCGTCACTGAGACGACCTGGAGCTTAGTCTAGCTAGAAGGAATATCAACACAGGTCCACTCAGTCTGACGAGGGGTGGTAGCCCCGAAACGCAATCCCGTACGAGGGGTTCTGAAAGAGGAAACGACTATCCCGCTTGAGGGGTTCTAAAAGAAAGCACGCGCCCGGTACTGCTAGAGCACCGGGCGCGTGTTGTTTTGTGAGCGCTTACTATCGAGTGCCTAGGTAAACAAGGTTGATTATTATGGAGTTCACCGCGAAGCCGCCTGGGCCGCCTAAGTTGTAGAACCGCACTTGGTATTCCGCTCCGCCTTCCGGTACATTCACGTACTGCACACCGCCAAAGTCGTAGACAAGGTAGTATTCCTGCGCATTGAACGGCATGCGGCCTACCTGCCAAATGTGATAGGGCGGCACTTGCTGAATCATCTGGATGCCAAAGGTTGATGGACCAGTGGCCGCACCATTGACTGAAAGCGTGTAGCCAAACACGCCGCCCTGCTTAATCTTTATCGCTTGCGCAGTAAAGTTATGCTCAAAAATTCTTCCTCTCAGATTGCGGACGAACGTAACCGGGAAAATGTAGTCGAGGCCAGACGGGACGAAGGTAAAACCGTAGCATAGAATCTCGGCTGTGGCAGGCGCGAAACTGTCTCCGCGCTCCATCACACCTAATCGCTCACGTACGTCCAAATTGTCGTCGCCGCCGCTTGTATAACTCATATCCGCATCACACCTAGCTCCATACTGTCAACCTGCGCACCGGCTACCGTGTAGCGCTCGCCAACCACATACGCGACGCCGGCGCACTGCTGATTATCTGCCGCGACCATAAACACCTGGTCTCCAAGCCTTGGCGTTTCGTCCGCGAAAACCTGCCCAGCACCCGCTTCAACCGGTCGCCAGCGCATCAGCGCCGCCTGTGCTGCTGCTGACGAGCCGGTTGCTCGACCGTCTATTCTGTCCTCCCAATACGTGAAGACACCGAATAAGCCGCGGGGCGACCACGCCCGTGCCACGTCTCTGTCAACGCCTAAGCCGTAACCGAGAGCAACTCCAGCGGTCGGCTGACTCCGGTCATACGCCCACGCCTCATACCTGATTGTCTTATTCCACCACAGGCGGAGAATTCCGAAACGCTGTAGAGAATGAGCAAACACCAAGGAGACGGATGGTTCAATGCGATATGTACCAACTTCGTTCTTCGTGTCGGACCACCTGCCGCACTCGAACCACCAAACTAAAGGGAATCCCTTTGCGTGAGCGAGGCGCGTAATCTCCTTTGCGGATTCTAGACGAGACGCCCAAGCGAACGACGTGCTGACATTCACGCTCGGCGCTACGTTGTCCGGCACGACGATTAGCCTTTCGCGGAGACCTGCTCCGCCCCCATGCATTGGCACGCTTTCCGTCGGTCTCAGCGATATTAAAACGCCCCTGGCCGCGTCGCCACTCCACTGCGCATCAGATGTCCCGGCATACCGGTTGGGGTAATAGTCGCGCAGGTAGCGCAGGAACGTCTCGCCTCGTACCACGTAGTAGGTGTTGCGCCGCTCAATCGCAGTGATGAAATAGTACTCTCTGCGGTCAGGGAGCATCACCATCAGCACGTCTCCGTACGCGCTAAGGTTGTAGCTCGACACGCTCAAGCTTATCTCCAGCTCACACGTTGCCACATCCATCGCGCGCCGTTCGAATGAACCGCTGAGCGCAACCGCGCCGGTGCGATTCCCCCAACCGCTGAGTGATGACAATGCAAGAGTGACCTCAGCGCCAATCATGCTTGTATCTGTTTATTTCGACATCAACTGATGGCACACTTCCGCCAACCGCAAACCAGTACCGCTCTATTTCCTCGTTCGCTGATCCTCTGAACATTCTGTCATAACGTGTGCCAGGCAATGGCGTGATAACCCCCCCGCTGTGATACTTTGGCTCGTATTCATCTGCTTGAGTCTGCGGATCAATTACTTCCCCAAAAATTTCCGTGTCCACCTTGCTGTAGCAACTGAACACTGGGACAGAAAGGCTGCCGAGCTTAGGCACAATCTCCGCTGTCGTGCCGGTGTTTGGGACAGTGCTGACATTAACACTTACCGGCGTCCAAAGGGTAGCAACATCCCTGAACCCAATGCACATCAGATTGTTTTTCCTGCGTATGGCGATGCTGTTCGTGTTCGATGCAAATAACGGCATCACCGTTCCATCATCCCCAAGCCTAAACACCTTTCGCAGTTCGCTGCCTCCGAGCAAAAAGCGCTCAGCTGCGCAACCTACCTGAACGGCGGCGACCGACACAGCTGGATAGGCGTACGGCACAACACCGCTCAAGTCCTTTAAGCGGCACAGAGTGCCGAACAAGCGCCCGGCGTGAACCGGGGAATCAGCGCCTATTATCACGTTGTCAATCTCTGATGACTGGTCAATCTCGGTTGGTGACCATGTTGACTCGCCTTCTGCTACGAAGTAGGGCGAGACTTGCTCGCTCCAAACCACAAGCCAACTTCGTTGCGGTGACGGCTGGCGATGCGCAATTGCAATGCGGACGTTGTCTTTGTACAGCACGTCTCTGATTCTCCCACCACCGGGGAAGATGACGCTCGTTGGGAACGGCGAAAACGTGTTGAGAATATCCCCGTTTATATTCACGACGACCATCCCTGCCAGCCCGCCCGTGGTCCGATACTGGCTGAACTCGCCCACTGCGATGTATTGGTCTCCAAACCGCCTAATGCGATGAGGTATGCCGTTGAAAGAACCTAATACTGCCGGCGAAGAGGAAGGATAAGTGAAGCGCACCAGTTGATTTACTCCTTGTGCAACAGCTATTATGTTCTCATCGTGCGTCACGCAACCGCGCAGGAAGGTTGAACCCGTCACAGAACCGATGAGCGTAGCTGCTCCGCCCGTAATAGGCGCGCGCCAGACCTGTGTATTCGTGAAAATAATCCACTCGTTTGATGGAGATCGGTATTCAATGTTGGTTATTGGTTCTGTGATTCCAGTGATTGGCGTGAAGCTCATCTCGCTTAGATTCACCACGAACGCGATGCCGGTCAGCGTGTTGTTGGATGCCGGGACCACGCCGACGCTTTCTTGCCAATACACGCTCAAGCACGCGAAACGCATCGTCACCGTGGCGCGGTACTGGTCGTCTTCGTACTGCGCGTTCATCTGCTCTAGCACGACCGGCACGCTGCTCCATACAGTGCCTTGAGCGCTGGCGCGCAGCAAGAGCGGTGTTCCTCTGCGCCAGCGCACATGCGACTCTAGCTCCTGTATCGCCGCGTGCAGGTTTACCATGCTTGTTCCATGCACGTCAAGCACGATGACGATGCGTCGCGCGCGTCCTTGCAACCCTGCAACCAATGTGCGCCCGCCAAGCGCCTCGCGAGTGAGCACCTCTACTTCATCCATCAGGTCGCCCTGGAAGTCGCGCAACACCCACGAGTATTGCCCCGACACGCTGCGGTAGTGCAATGGGGTTAGCGCAGCTCCGCCACGAGACAGTTCTATCTCCATCCTAGCCTCCGCATTAACTCGAAATCGCTTATCACGCCCTGTGACGACGCAGCATTCACGGTGAGCATGAAGTTGTTGGTGACGTTTTGATTCGTCATCTGCTGCTGCCCGCCGCCTATGCCGAACGGAAGACGAATCCTGTTGAGATTCTCAATCACAGTCTGTGCCACATTCAGGCCGAAGTTACGCAAGCTGAGCAGCGCATTGTTGACTCGCTCAATGAGCGATAGCACGCCATTCAGGTTGACGCCAATTAAGGCCGATACTGTCTCTACAGCTCCGCGTATCGCATTCCGAACCATCTCGCTCAAGTTCCTGACGCTGTCGGCAAGGTATCGGACGAACCCGTCCATATCGCCACGCAGGAGTGCAGCAATCGCGCGGATGAATGACGCAAGTGTGGTTAGAGCGTCTCGAATCAAAGTGCCGAAGTTGCGCGCGAAGGTGAGTAATGCATTACCGATTTGAGTGACCAGCGGCGAAAGCGCCTTCAGCACATTCTGGACGTGGGGAGCAAGAGCGGATAGCAACTCGCCTATAGCGCGCAGTGCATCTTGCGCAGCCGGCTTAATGTCAGAGAACACCTCGCCTAGAACGCGGAATCCCTGTTTAATCAGCGCTTGTAGCTGAACGCCAATATCCCGCAGGACGGGCGCGATTGCCACGCCAATCGCAGCAATACCGTCCAGGATTGGCTTAAACGTTGACCAAAGCTCCTCACCGGCCATACGCAGCGAGGCGAGAAGAGCAGAAAAGTCAATCTGCTTCACCGCGTCCCTTGCTAAAGCAAAAGTCTCAACAATCCTGTCCTTAAGCGGCAGGAACATCCGCCCAAGTTCCTCGCCGACTGTGCGCGTGGCAACAACAAGGGCCGACAGGTCGATTTGCTTCACTACTTCTCGCAACTTGACAAAGCCTTCGATGAGCCAGCTGCCAACTTTCTCAGCCACTTCGCGCGCCGCGGAGACAAGAGCCGAGAAGTCGATTTGACTCACCACGTCTTTTACCAAGGCTAACCCTTCAGCGAGCAACCTGCCCGCCTTCTCGCCCACGGTCCTCGCCAGCTCGACGAGCGATGACAGGTCGACTTGCTTCACCACTTCGCTCAACACAGCAAAGCCCTTGGCAAGCAGGCCACCCACTTTGAACCCCACTACGCCCGCCAAGGAGACGAGCGACGATAGGTCGATTCGTTTAACCACTTCCCCCACAACAGCAAATCCTTTAGCGAGCAGACCGCCTATCTTCTCGCCGACCAAGCGCACTATGGCAATAAGCGGCGAGAAGTTGATTTGGCCCACCGCGTTCTTCAGTGCGACAAACCCTTTGGCGAGCAGCTCTCCCACCTTCTCTCCGACCGTGCGCGCTATGGCGAATAGCGCGGAGAAGTCAATCTGCTTCACCACGTCTCTTAGCAGCGCAAACGCCTTGACGAGCACGCCGCCCACCTTCTCGCTGACCACTCGTATTGCCACGACGAGCGCCGAGAAGTCAATCTGCTCCACCACGTCTCTCAGCATGGCGAAGCTCTTGACGAGTAGGTTGATTGCCTTCTCGCCGACCGAGCGCATTGTGGCGATGAGCGACGAAAAGTCGATTCGCTTCACGGTCTCGCTCAGAGTATCGAAACTCTTAGCAAGCCAATTCCCCACCTTCTCGCCGAGATCCTCTACGAACTGAATCACCCGGTCCTCGGTCAGCAGGTCAGCGATGGTGAAGACTACCTTAGCGAGCGCCGGCAAGAGCTTTTCGCCAAACGCCAAGCCGAGCGTCTCAATGGCATTATTGAGCGCCTCCTTTGCGCCTCTCAATCCACGCATACGCGCTTCAGCCAGCTCAGCCGCCGCATTCGCCTTTGTCACAGCCTTGTACATCTCGTCGTAGGCTTCCACGCCGGCCATAAGGATGATGTTTGCTGCTCGGATGGCGTCCGTGCCGAAAATCGTGGCGAGCGTGTAGTTGCGTTGGTCTTCGCTAAGTTTCGATAAAGCGCGCGAGAACTGCCCGACAATTTCTCGGAGCGGCAGCATCTTGCCTTTGGAGTCGGTCAGCTTAATGCCGAGCTCGTTCATCATCTCGGCAGCCTTGTCCGTCGGCGCGACCAGGCGCAACAGCATTGTCTTTAGCGACGTGCCGGCGTCGCTACCCTGTATACCAGCGTTTGCCATGAGCGCGAGCGCCGTGATAGTCTCTTCGATACTCCTTCCGCTCATAGCAGCCACTGCACTCGCCATCTTGAGCGAATCGGCCATGCTGGTCACGTCAGCCGCGCTCGCGTTTGCGGCAGCAGCGAGCAAGTCGGCTACCCTGACAGCTTGGTCGCCTTGGAGATTGAAGGCGTTGAGCGCGCCGGCCACAATCTCAGCCGCGCGCGCAGCGTCCAGCTGGCCGGCGGCAGCAAGCTGGAGCGAACCCTTCGCAGCAGCCATTGCTTGCTCAACAGACAGACCGGCTTTCGCAAGCTCGGTCATTGCTTTTGCAGCATCGAGCGCAGAAGCAGCAGGGATTGTCACGTCCGCGCCCAGCTGTTTTGCAAGTTCCGAGACTTTGCGCATCTGCTCTCCGGTTGCGCCGCTCACCGCTTGCAAGAAGTTGAGCTCGCTCTCAAGCTCTGCGGCCTTATTGACTGCTCCACCGATTGCACCGGAGAGCGCTCTCATCCCGTCCTGGACTACGCTGGCGGCCAGGAAGCCCGCGGCTGCGGAGAACGCCGTCTTAAACGCATCGGCAAGCCCAAAACTTAGTTTTTTGAGCTTGCCAATGTCGTCCGAGACGCCGGCTATCGCGCGTCGAAAATCTCGCGCGTCGCCCGTAATCTCGATGCGAATCTCACCGTCCGCCATATCTCCTTATCTCGCGCTTCATTCGACGCACTTTTTCGCGCTCGTACTCACACGCAGCTTCTGCCCAGAAGAGCGAAAGCTCGCGCTCAAGCACCCACGGCGGCACGCCCCAGGTCTCGGCAAGGTGGAGCAGCAAGGTCACTCGGTCGCGCTCGTGGCCGGTAAAGGGGCTGGCTCTCCTGCGATGTGCTTGACCACGTCCACCAGCTCGTTGAACGACAACTGGCTGGTATCAACCCCGTAGCTCTCCAGCGCGCGCGCGATAGCCATCAGATCACCTTCAGCGATAGTGGCTTGCAAGCGCGCGTACTCCATGAAGCTCCCTGGAGCGTTCCGGTCGATTCGACGGACCTTTGTCAAGTCAATCATGGCAGTGTCGTCACCCCGTTAATGACGCGGATTTGCAGCCAGTTGTTGAGAGGCGCAGCCACGAGCGCTTTGAACGTCATCTCGACGGTCATGTTGCCGTCGCGGTCGCCGAACAGCTCCGGGGACTCGGCAATCAGCCCGACAAAGTCGATTCGCAACTCGCGCATGCTGGCTGTCTCCACGAAGTTGACGCGGATGTTGCGAGCGACTCTGTCCGTCAGCAGTGCATCCACCAAATCCTCGGCGGTCTCGTTGAACTCTGCGGTGATGCTCAGCTGCGCCTCCCATCGCCCTTCACCCCAGTCAAGGGGCTGCGGGCCTTCAAATATCTTTAGATGCCGGTTGGTGTTAATGCTCAACTCGGCCTCTATCACCGTGCCCGGTATCTGAGTCGTGCCGTGGGCTGTGCCGACGTTGTCCACGAACCACGATGCGTGCCTTGACAGGACCGGCGTCACGATGCGCGTCGGCAGAGAACCGGTCAGGGCATTCGCTTGCACGCTTCGTCCGATAAACGCCCAGCTCTCGGTCACCCCAGCATTTGCCTCGTAGCGCAGCGTCCACTCTCTTATGATGCCGCCGACTACCCTGTACTCCGCACCTGTCGTGCCATACTCTATCGTGTAAATCTGCGGCGCGGCGTAGTTCGTGATCGGCGCATTGAATGTGCGCGCGTTGCCGCTCGGCGCAACCGGGCCGAACAAGCCAAACAGGCCATAGAGTATGTCCTCGTACGTGCACTGGAGCTCTAGCTCTCCTTCTGCATGACGCTGCGAGAAGACAATCAGGTCACTCACTGAGCGACCTAGCTCCTCAACCACCGCGTCATTGTGGTTGATGGTGACGCTCCCGTCTTTCACGCCCCGCAAGATGGACGTGGCAGCGACCGGCGTCGCAAACGCTGTCTGCTGACCTAGCTGAACCCTACGTAGATGAGTCGCTGGCATCTTTCACCTTCTCCTTTTGAATCGCGTATAACCCTCTGACAAACTGAATGTCGTAGGCGTGCACCTTTGCGAGCTGAACGAGTTCGTCGTCAGTGAGCGGGAGAAAAGGCAAGCCGGGGTAGTACACCCTGTGCCACTTCTCCGCCACTGGCTCATAGACGCCCTTGACGGCCTCCTCTCCTGGCTTGTTACCAAGCTTCTGTTTGTCGCTCATATCTTCTCCACCACCCTTGCCATGACGCTGATGCTCAGGTAGTCAGTCCCTGCCAGCGTGTAGATGCTCGGTTCTTCGGCATCCAAGCCAGCAATGTGGTCCACCTGGCCGCCCAGCGTAACGTCGCTCATGAGCGCCGCCATCACCGCATCAGCAAGCGCATAGAGTGCCGACTGTTGCGCTTCCGTGACACCCTGTGCAATCGGCGAGTGCACGATTCGAACGCGGACCAGCGTTTCGATGCGAACCAGCTCATGCGCGTGTTGCCGACGGTTCTCGCCAGCCGGCGTGACGAGCGCCATTGGCAGCGCAGCCGTAGAAGCGCTCATGGGCACGGTCGTGTAAACCGAGACGATTCCCGGCACGGCAGCGACCACAGCATGTACGGCATTGACAGCGCTCAGCATGGCATCACCTCGAGCACCACGTACGGGTCAAGCATCTGCGAGATGTCACGTGGCAGTCGCGTATTCAGCGCATTTAGCCCTTCCTGCCCCGTCACATCGAAGACTTGCGCATCTTTCGAGCGATACATCCAGCTAGCCAACCGCACGCAGGTCTGCACAATGTCGTCGGGTGGGGCTGCGCTGAACCCCCACTGCCCCGTTACGTCCGCTGTGTATTCGATGCTCCAACTCTGCGCAGTGTGCTTGATTCTGAGCACCCTGGTCGGCGGATAGAAGGGGACGAAGTCCGCCGGCAGCAGAACATCGCTAGTATCGGTGACGACCTGCGTCAGCGCGCGCAGGTCGTCGGGCAAGAAGAAAACGTCGCCGACGATGTGCTCTCGACGAATCGGCCTGGTCGCGGTTGACGCAGTGAAGCGCCTGCCTGTGTAGCGGTCAATGGCTGCTGACGCGGCATCTATCAGCCGCGTCAGCAGCGCATCTTCGCTCGTCCCGGTGATGCCCAGGTACTGCTTGACCTGAGCAGGCGTCGCGTAGCTCATCAGTCAACGATGGTCGTGCTGGCCAGCTTCGCCGGTGGGTTGTTACGCGCCAGCGTGCCGATAAACACTACGGCAACCGTGGCATTCCCGTTTACTACCGCGCGAATCCAGCGATGACCGTCCGGCAACTCTTCGTCGCGGATGTTGATAACAGCCTCGCTGTTCGCAGAAATGCTGGAGACGGATTTGCCGGCCAGGTTGGTGAACGTGGTGTTGTCGGCAGACGACTGAATCGTGAACGACGGCGGCGTAGTAGCAGCGCCCACGATGCACACGGCAGCCACGCCACGCAACAACTGCATGTCCACGCTGTTCGTGTTCGTCGCACCAGTAATTGCCTGCGCCGGCAACCGGCCAGCGATGGTTAGGAAGTCAGTCGGCTTCATGTCACCCTCCTGCTACTGTAGTCTCACGAACGGGCTTACCTCCACGTTCGTCCCGATGTATTTAGCGCGGTCCACCACCCTGGGCGTGCCATCAGCGTAAACCGTTAGCCGATACGCAGTCTGGTCAAACTCGAAGTAGGCGTCCGCGCTTGCGGCAATCTCGATGTCGCGTACCAGCTGGACTGCATACATCGAGAAATCGGCCAGCAGCACGTCGCCAGCAGTGCCAAGCGGATTGACCTTCTCCGTCAGGATGACGGGGATGCCCATTAGTGTGCCAGCAATGCCCTGCTGCCAGTTCGGCTGCCACACCGGCGTGTTGCCAACCGAGAACTGGACCAGCTGCGGCAACACGGTCGGGTGGATCAGCCACACCGCGCGACCAAGTGAGCCTGGCATCAGCCGCTCCAGCATTCGAGCTGCGTCGACCGGCTTGAACTGGTTGGCCGTGTCGCGCGCTACGCTTACTAGCGCTTGCGCATTCAGCACGCCGAGCGGTTCGCCTGCGCCAGTGCCGCGGATGAAGTAGTAGTCCAGGTAGTCCGACGCGCTCTCAGCGAGCATCCGGCGTAGCTGAGCATCGAACGTAGTGCTGGCAAGCATCCGGTTGCTCACGCGCACGATGCCGGCCATGGTCAGCGCGCGAAGCGTGTACTGCTTGAATGCCGGCTCGGTCTCGGCGATTGAGCTGTTCTCGCCAACCCACGTGAACCTGATGCCACCGTACCAAGCGAACACGCCAGCAGCGCCTTTGCTCAGGTCAACGACCGGCTGGCGGACCGTGCCAGGGGCGTCAGTCACGAACGCGCGCGGCAGCACGATGGACTGCTCGCTCACAGCAGTCAGCAAATCGGGAAGCAACGTCTCCGGCACGAGATAGCCCCCCGACGGGCCAGAACCCGTGCCTAGCGCCTTAATCGCATCGTAGTCCTTGCGCGCCACGGCGCTCATGAAGTCGCGCAAGGTTATGCTCTTGGTCTCAGTCACAAACATGTGAATCTCCTTCGCCACGCCCTTTCGCGCATCCGCCTTGCCTTCGTCGGCGGTAACGACCGCCGGCGGCTTGGCCTCTGGATACACGACTGAGCGGATGGCTTCGACAATCTCGACGCCGAGCGTGCGTGGTTCAGCCGGCGTCGGCGTCAGCGATACCTCAACAATCGGCCAGCGCTCAATCTCGCCTGTGCTCCTGCGCGAGACCAGGTGACCGGGCGCGCCAGTGCTCATTCCGAGCGCGCCCTGCTCAGCAAGTTGTCTCACAAGCTCGATGTATTTGCTGTGCCGGTCGAGTTCTGCTTTGACCAGAACGCCGATGTCGTCAACATTCATCTCCTCTACGCGCCCAATCACCTTGAGTCCAATGTCAGGATGAACACCATGCTCGTAGAGGAGCGGTGGATTGCTCAGACCGAGCAGCTCTGCACCAAAGTCAGTCTTTGGCGTGAAGTACTCGCCGTGCAGGTCGCGCCCGCCGAACACGACCGCGTAGCCTTCAGCATAGAGCTTGCCTTCCTGCTCATATACCTTCACTGCAAACGAGCGCGTTTCCTGCTCCTGCTCCTGCTTACCCAGCAGTTCTTCGAGCGCGCGACGCGCCTGGGCGAGCAGCTCTTCCGGCGCATCGATTCCGCCGCGCGCGCCATTCACGGCGGCCAGCGCAAAACGCATGCCTGACGCGACCAGTCGCGGCTCACCATTCACGATGTCGCCACAGGGTGCAACCAGGTCGCCTTTAGTCGCAGACTCGTCACGGCGGAATAGGAACAAGCGTGAAGCGCGCTCAAGCGCTTCGTTGCGCATGTCCTCATCTGCGTCGGTCTCATAGCCGGCCCATGCCAGGATGCGTTCACGCGCGGCATCTCCGTCCCACTCGCCGCGCTCGATTACAGGAAGATCAGTATCCAGCGTGAATCTCATCGCTTCAGCTCCCGTTCAATGATGCGCGAGAACTCGCGCATCACGGCGCGATTGTAAACCAGTTTACTTGCCTCTTCATCGGCGCGCTTCCAGCCGCGGTCTTTGTGGAACGGCTGTTGCGCTTTCCCGACCACAAACGCGGCGTAGCGCGCCTTATTCCTGACGACCACCTGCGCACTGCTGGTCGGCGTGACGAACCACTGCTTCGCCAGCCAACCTGTTCGTCGGTACGGCAACCGGACGTTGGCGAGCACGTAGCGACGCTGACGCTCGCTCTTCCATCGGATGCGCATCCCAGGCTTGCGCGGCGGATACACGTTCACAGCGTCGCGCAACTTGTAGCCAAGGAACAATAGCGCCGGCGTAAGGTCAAGTTGACCACGAAACACGCGCGGCAGATTCAAGCGAACGATAGTTTTGCTCATCTTCGGCGTCTCCTTGATTGTTCTAGCGTCGTCCAGCACCGGCAACTGACGTGCGCCGGCGGCAGCTCGTCCCAGCCATCGCCTTGTTCGCGCCCATCGCGCGGGGCGCAAATTGGACATACGCGCTCGTCGGCGGCGGTGTGCCACACATGGACGAGCGATACACCGGACTCTTCAAGTATCTGTCTCGCGATGTCCGTCCCCTGCGAGTAAGCGCGCGTAACTTCTGTCGTGGCGATCATCTCAGCGCGCTGCCTACCGAACATGCGCGCGATTCGATCAACGAGCATCTCGCGCGTCCAGCCTTCAGCGCGCGCACGGGTGAATAGCTCACTTAGTCGCTTTCTCGTGGTCTCGTTAATCCCATGGACAAGCTCGTAGCTGTAATCCTTCGCCCATTGCGACGCAAAGTCGTACGCACGCTCCACATCTGCGAAGGACGACGACGATAGCATCGCAGCAGTGGCTTGCTCAGTGGCAACAGCAAGCAACAGAGACTCGGCGTATGCACGCGCTTTCTTCTCGAAGCCTTGCTCATCGTAGCTCAGATCGTCTAACGAGATTGAGTCCTCAAGCACCTGGAGCATCTGCGCCGCGAGTTCCTCACGCTCGCGGTCAAGCGGCGGTTCGACGCGACGCGCCTTCGCCTCGATGAAGCGCGCGAACGAGAATGGCGAATGGCCAAGGTCGGCAAGCGACCTGACCGCGCGCACCCACGTCTCCGGCAGATCGCGCGGGGAGAAATCGGCAAGCGTCGTCTTACGCGCCTCGCTCTTGCGCCGCCACTGGTCGAGTTCGCGCAACGCGGATTGCGTCGCTACGTCAACCGGCTGCTCTGTCTCAAAGCCCAGCATCTGGCGCGCTTCCTCGCGTGTCACCAGGCCGGCCTGGTATAGGTCAATCACGCTCTTGCGCTGTGCGCCCACATCCTCGGCCAGTGCTTCAATGTCGTCGTAGTTGATTTCCAGACCTAAGGCTTCTGCAATGAGCTCGGCGTCCGGCAGCACCGTGTCGCGCCAGAACGAGATGCGGTGCTCAGCGGCGGTGGCGTAGTTCGCAGCATCGGTCAACATGGTCACAGGAACGCCGAACGCAGCGCTGATGCGCCTTAACGCCATCTCGTCAACCTGCGACATTGCGAGCTTATCGAGCGCCGGGATGTCCAGTGGCTTGATTTGCATGCTGCGCCGGAGCACCAGCGCTCGCCATGCATTGCGCACGCCAGACGTGAGACGTTGCCACGTCGTGCGCAAGGCTTCTGCATCTGCATCTGTCAGCGCGCCTTCCTCTGGCGTGATGACCAATGGCGGCAATGCACCCTGCTCGAAGAAGGCGCGCGTGAATTGCTCGGCAGCCAATGCGGTGGCTGCGCTGGTCTCAGCTATCTTCAGCGGTGCAAGGCCGGGCCCGATGTCGCTTGTCGGCGACCAGGTGTGCGCGTAAATCACCTGTTCAGGCAAGTAACGGCGCGTGAACTGGCCGCTCTGCCAAATGTGTGCAGTGATTCCCCTTATCGCATCCCCTTCCACGCGCATCGCGGTCGGGTTAAGCACGCGCATGCTGGCACGTTCAACCCAAAACGCGCCTGCGACGCACAACGAAGTCTCGCAAAGGTAATACAAGCGCGCAGGGAATGGTGCTTGCTGTTCGTCGCGCAGGAAAGAGAGAGAAGCAACGGCGTTGGCGCGCAGGGTGATACAGCGCATGACGTAGGCGTGAAGCGGTTGCGCTTGTGAGCGCGTCACATAGCCCACAGCGTCAATCGCCTTGGTCGTGCCATACGCCGTCTTGATTGTCACCATAGCGCATCAGCAATTGCGCTACTCCTGCCGGCAGCGCGTGAATACACCCATGCGATAGCCATCACGCAATCATCGTGCATCCCTGCTGGCGCGGAGTACTCGTACGTGCCGTCTTTGCGGCGCTTCTGCGAGAACTGCTCAAGCTCAGTCAGAACGTAATCGTCATCCGGCAGCGCGATCTCGCCACGTTCAATCGCCCACGCCAGACGCTCAATGATTGCACGCTTTGTGCTGGCCGTGGTCGTCGCGCCAAGCACAGGAATGTTCTGCGACGCCAGGTAATCAACGACCGGCGCGCCGGCAGCATTATGCTCCACGACAACCTCGATGGCTTGGCACTCGCGCGCGATCTGCGCGATGCGCTGAACGGTGCGCGTGTAGTCTTCATGCCGCCAGCGCGTGACCTTCAAGACAGCTGACTGGCTGATGTCAAACACAGCAACCGCGGTGTAGTCCTCGTCGCGCCCGATGTCCACTCCTAAGGCGAACGGGCCGCGAGGCTCGACCTTGCGCACGCAAGCGCGAACACCACGAAAAACGCCGCCGGCTTCATCCACGAACTCAGCCAGCCACTCCTGCCGGTAAGTACGCTCGCTAACAATCTGACGCGCGCGCTCAGCAGCCTCGCGGATGCTCTGTAGCTTGTTGTCGGTGCTCGGCGCGCGCCATGCTGCGCCTTCCTTCCGGCAGCGCTCGAATTCGCGCCAGAACCAGTTGCGGCCGCGCGGCGTGCTGACGAGTATTGCGTGCCCCCGGCGGTCCGCCAGTGTTGGCATGAGCACATCGTACCAGACGCGCTCATCCATCAGCGCAGCCTCGTCAACAACGACCAAGTCGAACGCTTCGCCGCGGATGGAGTCTGGCGAATCAGCAGAATAGACGCTCAGGCAACCGCCGGACGGGAACTCGATGGTTCGCTCAGCGCGCCGAATGAGCAGCTGCTTAGCAACTGGCACGGTCATTTGCTCTGCAAACCGCCAGAGCGGGCGCG